GTGGCAGTTTCGTCGAGATCTCCGAAGCTGCCCTGGCAATGGAGAAAGCCACCGGCAAGTCAGTCGATGCAACCATCGCCGAGTTCGTGAAAATTGCTGAAGATCCGGTGGCTGCTGCCAAGTCACTCAACGAGCAATATCACTTTTTGACCGCGTCGGTTTATTCGCAGATTGTTGCTCTGAAAGAGCAGGGCGATGAGATCGGCGCGACCAAGCTGCTCACTGATACCTATGCCGAGACCGTAAAAGGCCGAGCAGGGGAGATCACGCAGAACCTTGGGGTTGTTGAAAAAGCCTGGGCGGCTATCCGTGGCGAAACTGCGAAGACTCTTGATGCGCTGAAGAACGTCGGGCGTGAACAAGATGAGCAGTTGCGGGTCGCTGAGCTCACTCAAAAACTGGCTTATCTGCAATCGACAGTCGGTACCGGTTATGAGGATAGCGATGCGAAAGACCGCATCACGGCGATCACGGATGAACTGAGCTTCCTGAAGGACAAGCGGGACGCAAGCGCTGACATTGCGAAGTATGACGCCGACACGGCTAAGGCTCAGCAAGACGCTGTTTCCGCGATGTCGAAAGTTGATGCTCTCACCAAGTCGTCGCTGACCAATGAACAGAAGCGCGCCGAGGCGATCAAGGACTACAAGAAAAGCCTGGATGATATTCGGAAGGTCAACCCGAACGACTCCCGACTCGATCCTGCCGCGGTCGCCAAGAACATGGCGAACCTCAACGACAAATTCAAGGATCCGAAGGCTGCCGCCGGCAGCGTCGACCTGACCAGCTTCAACAACGCGAAGAATGTATTGGCCGAAACCCTGGCCTACTACAAAAACGCGGATAAGGAGCTCGAAGCCTCTCAGCGGGCTGGGGTTATCTCTCAGGCCAGCTACACCGAGCAACGCGTCAGTCTGCTGCAGCAGGAGGCTTCCGAAGTCGCTCAGAGCTATCAGTCAGAAATCGACGCGCTCGAAGCGGCCAAGGCCAAAAAGGGCACGACCGCGGCGCAGGTCATCCAGATCGATCAGAAGATCGCCGATGCCCGCAGCGCCATGGTCAAGGCTCAGCGGGATGCTGACACCGAGCTGAATGTTCTGCAGAAAAACGAAGAAGGTCGGGTCAAGAAGCAAACTGCGGCCTCGGAAGCGTATGTCGCTCAGCTCGAACGCCAACGCGCCGCGCTTGAAGCATCTGGCACGCGAGCAGCAAATGGTCTCGGCCTGGGAGATCGTCAGCAAGGTCTTCAAAACAGCCTCGACGGGGCGACAGACAAGTTTAATGAGGAGCGCGCCAAGCTGCTGGATCGTCGCCGGACGGCTCCAGACAAGTACAGCATGGATGACTATCAGAAGGATCTGGCGAACCTCGAAACCGCTGAGGACCGTTATCGGGCAACCGTGGTCGGCAACTACGACAAGATGTCTGTAGCCCAGTCCGACTGGCAATCCGGTGCTACATCGGCCTTCGCGAACTACCTGGACAGCGCGAATAACGTGGCCGGGCAGGCGAAAAGCCTGTTCACCAATGCCTTCAGCTCGATGGAAGATGCGATCGTCAATTTCGCCATGACCGGGAAGCTGTCGTTCGCAGACTTTGCTAAATCGATTCTCGCTGACATGGCACGCATCGCTACTCGTCAGGCCAGTTCGTCGGCGCTGAGCGGTTTGTTTGGTCTGGCGGCTACTGCTGCGAGCTCCTACTTCGGCGGCGGTACGACGTCTGCCGGCTCCACGCAGGCGGGCTACACAGGATCGGACTACTCAAATTGGGTGGGCGCCCAAGCCAAAGGCGGCGCCTGGTCCAGCGGCGTGCAGATGTTCGCCAATGGCGGCGCCTTCACCAACAGTATCGTCAGCAAGCCAACGGCATTCGGTATGGCCAATGGTAAAACCGGTGTGATGGGCGAGGCTGGCGAAGAGGCAATTGTTCCGCTGGCTCGTGACTCGCAAGGGCGCCTTGGTATCCGCGGCGGAAGCAGCGCAACACCGATCACCATGACCTTCTACTTCGACGCAGCTGATAACGGCGCGAGCACAATCCCAGATCCGGCGAAATTGGCTGAGGCGATGAAGGTTGTCGCACAGCAGGAAATCGCGCGGCAGCGCCGTAACGGCGGGCAACTCGCTTAAGGAGGCGTCATGCCGACATTCACATGGGTTCCGACCTACGACGCCACCAAGACGATCACCCCGACGGTCAAGGTCATCAAGTTCGGCGATGGGTACGAGCAGCGGCAGGGAACCGGTATCAACCGACAGCCGCGCAAGCTCGCTCTGAGCTTCAAGCGGCCCAAGGCGGAGATCGAAGCCATCGATGCCTTTCTCAAGGCCCGAGGCGCAATTGAATCCTTCGACTACACGCACTCCGGCCAATCGACAGGGAAGTATGTCTGCCGTGAGTGGGTCCGCACCAACATCGCCAAGGGTGTTGACGGCCTGTCCATGACTTTTGATGAGGTGTTCGAATGAGTGAACTTCAAGGTCAGCTCTCGCTCGCGAAGGGCCTGACGATATGGGAAGGCTTTGAGTTGGTGCTGCCCGGCCAAACGATCCGCTTTCACGCCGGAACCAACGAACTGTCGGGCTCCGTCGTATGGCAGGGCAACACATACACCCCTTGGCCAATCAATGCTGCCGAGTTCGCCACGCCCAGCCAGGGATCACCGGCCAGACCAAAGCTTCAGGTCGGCAATTTCGGCGGGAACATTTCAGCGTTGTGCCGGGCGTATGAAGACCTGCTCGCGGTCAAGCTGAAACGCCGCCGCACGCTGGTCAAGTACCTTGATGCGGTTAACTTTTCCGCCGGCAACCCTACGGCAAACCCGGCCGAAGAGTATCCGGTCGAAACCTGGATCATCACGCGCAAGGTTAACGAGACGCCGGCCGCGATCGAGTTCGAGCTTGGCTCACCGCTCGACCTGCAGGGTGTCAAGCTCCCACGTCGTCAGGTGGTGGCAGGCACCTGCCTCTGGGCCTATCGCTCGGGCGAATGCGGTTACGCCGGCGGGCCGGTGGCGGACTATGCCAACCGCCCGACCAGCAATCTCGCATTAGATCAGTGCAGTCGCACCATGACTGGCTGCAAGATGCGCTTCGGCGCTAATGGCGAGTTGCCGTTTGGTGGCTTTCCGGGTATCGCTCGCGTGCCGAGGCTTTGATCATGAGTGAAGCATTCAACAAATGCCGCGCTGACGCCGAGGCGCATGCGCTGGCCGAGTATCCGCGCGAAGCTGTGGGCCTTGTCATCAATTCCCGCGGCAAGCCTCGGTATGTTCCATGCCGCAACCAGTCGGAAGAGCTGGATCATTTCATCCTGCACCCTGAAGACTATGCTGCCGCTGAAGACTTGGGCGCCATCATCGTCATTGTCCACTCGCACCCTGACGCCGGCCCAGAGCCCAGCCTGCACGATATTGCCAGCCACGCGGTCAGCCGCATGGCGTGGTGGATTGTCGGGTTGAAGGGTGGCGTCTCAACTTGGCATGAGATGCCGGCCGCTGGTGAAATGCCGCTGGAGGGCAGGGTCTTTGTCCACGGAGCAATCGACTGTTACACCCTTATCCGCGACTACTACCGCCAAGAGCTCGGGATCACGCTGATGGATTTCCACCGTAAGGATGACTGGTGGCACAGCGGTGAGAACCTGTACGTCGAGAACTTCACCAAGACCGGGTTCGTTGAGGTCGACACGCCAAGTAATGGCGACGTCATCTTGATGGCGATCGGCAGCCCGACACCGTGCCATGGCGCGATCTGGCTGGATGGCGACGTGCTTCTGCACCATCTATATGGGCGTCTCAGCTGTCGCGAGGTGTACGGCGCCGCGTACCGAGAGCGCACAACGCACTTCCTCACCTACAACGGGTAGGCCCTGTATTTGTGCGCATCTTCCCTGTTAGAGTCGCCAAAATACTTGGAGGCTCACTATGCGCATGGTCGTTGCTGCACTATTCATGATGTCGCTTGTCGGCTGTACCACTGCTGGGCTCCAAGAGGACGAGCCTGTCTATTCAGGATCATCTCAGAAAGCGCCGCAGGCTCTGGCTCGATGCTTGGCGCCGAAGTGGCAGGAATACAACGCATCGACAAGCTCCATAGAGACTGAAACTGGTTACAAGATTGCTGCCTCGGCCATGTACACGGGGACGGTGGCGCTGGCCGTCATTGACCAAAGCGGCGCCGGATCTACAGTTCGCGTATTCCTTCCCATGGACTGGGCAGGGACCAGCGGGTGGAAGGACGCCGCCAAGACCTGCATATAGGTCACCACAACATCAAAACCGCCTAAGGGCGGTTTTTTATTGCCCGGAGAAAAGTATGAGCGCTGCCAATAACAAGGGAATGACCAGGATTTTGTTCTCTGGCAGCCTGGCCCAGACCTTCGGCCGTGAGCGTTTTCGCCTGCTCGAAACCGGTACGGCTGCAGAGGCATTCAGCGCCCTTAAGCATACGATCCCAGGCTTTGAGGACTTCATTCGAGAGTCGGCTCGCCGTGGTCTGCGCTTCGCCATTTTCCGCAACAGGGAAAATGTCGGAGAGCAGGAATTACGCCTTAGCGGGACGACTGAGATTCGGATCGTTCCGGTACTGACAGGCAGCAAGAACGGCGGCTTGTTTCAGACGGTGCTTGGCGCCGTGCTTATTGTGGTGGGGGTCGTCCTGACAGTAATGAGCCAAGGGGCCGGCTCCCCAGTTGGTGCGGCGTTAATTTCGACGGGTATAGCCATGATGGCAGGTGGCATCATCCAGATGCTCACCCCGGTGCCCAAGGCCGCCAGCCAGCAAGAACAAGCCAGCACCGAGAACAAGCCAAGCTACCTGTTCAACGGCGCTTTCAACTCGACGCAGCAAGGCCTTCCGGTGCCGGTTATCTACGGGAAGATGCTGGTCGGCTCCAGCGTTGTTGCAATTGGCACCTGGGCAGAGGCGATCCCCGCATGAGCGAAGTCATTGTTGGCCGCAAAGGCGGTGGTGGTAAGGGTGGCGGAAGTGGTAGCGGTTCAGCACGCGCCGCCGTAGAAGCGCCGGACAGCCTACGTTCGCGTCAGCATGTGCGGGTACTGCATGCAATCTGCGAGGGCGAGATAGAAGGCATCGTCGGTGGGGATCAGGGCATCTTCTTCGACGATGTGCCGCTACAGAACCCCGACGGCAGCTACAACTTTTCCAGCGTCAGCATCGATACGCGCACCGGCACCCAGTGGCAGAGCTATATGCCGATCACCGGACTTGAGGCCGAGCAGTCGGTTGGCGTCGAACTGAGAGGATGGGTTCCCATCGAGCGCGCCATCACCGACACCGATGCAGATGCAGTCCGCGTGACTATCGGCGTTCCGCAGCTGTCCTCGCAGAATACGCAAAACGGCGACACAGGTGGCTCTTCGGCGATTTTTCGCCTGGAGGCCAAGCTTGGCAGCGGCGCGTGGTATCAGCTGTGCGAAGACATTTTGATCAATGGCAAAACCATGAGCCGCACGCAGTTTTCGTACTATCTGCGTTTGCCGGTATCTGGCGGCCTGCCGCGTTATATCCGGGCAACCCGAATGGGGGGCGATTCGACCAGCTCTGCGATCCAGAACCGAACGTTTTTCGATTCGTTTACGCTCATATGGGATGAAAAGCTGCGCTATCCAAATACTGCGCTGTGCGGTGTCAGCATTGATGCGCAGCAGTTCGCCAGCATTCCGCGCATGGCCTTCTTGGTCAAGGGATTGAAGGTCAGGATCCCGAGCAACTACAACCCAGTCACTCGCGCCTACACCGGATCTTGGAGCGGTTCATTTGTCCGCGCCTGGACGGATAATCCAGCCTGGATCTGGTACGACATGCTGACCAATACGCGTTATGGATTGGGTGGCCTGCTCGACTCAACGCTGATTGAAAAGTACGCGCTGTACAGCATTGCGCAGTATTGCGACGTGATGGTCCCGAACGGCTACGGCGGCATGGAGCCGCGGTTCACTTGCAACCTGGCGCTGACCACGCAACAGGACGCCTGGAAGCTCGTAAATGACATGGTGTCGGTGTTCAGGGCGATTTGCTTCTGGGCTGGCGGCACCCTGACTGCTGTACAGGATGCTCCGCGATCCAGCCGACTTCCGTTCACCAATTCGGATGTGGTCGGGGGTGAATTCAGCTACCAGTCTGTCGCCTCGGATCAGCGCTACAACGTTGCAGCTGTTACTTGGAATGATCCGCTTCAGCAATACAAACAATCGGTCGAGATCGTCGAGCGCCCAGAATTGATTGCCAAGTGGAATCGGATCCAGCAGAGCGATGTTGTGGCTGTAGGCTGCACGTCGCGCGGGCAGGCTCGGCGCCTGGGCCGCTGGCTGCTATACGCCGAAAGCGAGGCGGTAACCTTTGCTGTCGGCGCTGCCGGTGCTCTTCCAGTCCCTGGCGATATCATCGACATCGCTGATGCCAATCGGGCCGGCGCACGTAATGGCGGGCGACTGCTGGCGGGGAGCACGGCTTCAACCCTGTTGCTGGATGCTCCAATCGGCTTTGCGGGTGCGGGCGTTGTTGGCGTGGTCATGCCTGATGGTAGTTATGCGAGCGCAGCTGTGACTGTAGGCACCGGCGCGACATCAATCACTGTGTCCCCGCCGCTTGCGACAGCACCGCTGGCTACTGCGCCGTGGGTTTTTTCGACTCCGGCACTGGATACGCAGAAGTTTCGCGTTATCGGTATCAGCGAAGGTGACGACGGCACCTACGCGATCAACGCCGTGGCGTATGACCCGGACAAGTTCAACCAAGTCGAGTACGGCACACCGGACGTCGACAACCCGACCAGCATCGTCAACCTGGCTAAGCCAGATGCAGTCGGGCAGCTGACGTTCCTTGAGTCGCTGTACGACACCGGTACTGGACTTGCCGCCGCGCGACTGTCGGTCAGCTGGACCCAGTCGGCGCGGGCGATGCGCTATCAGATCGAGGTAATGAAGCCGGGAGGGAACTGGGAGTATGTCGGTGAAGTGTCGACGCCCAGCATCGACTTCGATTCTGCATCCTCGGGCCTGTGGTCCGTTCGTGTTACGCCAAAGTCCGTGCTCGGACTCTCCGGCGAGGCATCGATCCAGACCTATACCGCTCAGGCGTTGCTGGCGCCACCGACGGCGCTAGTCGGCCTGAGGCTGGACGTCATCAACAGCGTAGCAACGCTGGCGTGGGACCCCGTTCCAGAGCTGGACGTGA